AATGATTGAAGCAGAGATACAGCTCCCGGACAAACTAATCCCAGTCTTTGAAGGAACAGCGCGAATTAGGTCATGCTACGGCGGCAGAGGGAGTGGAAAGACCACCAGTTTTGCTTTAATGACAGCAGTCTTTGGTTATCGTTGGGGAAAGTCAGGAGTGAGAGGCACAATACTCTGTGGTCGTGAGTTTATGAACTCCCTTAGTGAGTCATCTATGGCTGAGATTAAATCTGCGATTCTGAGCGTTGATTGGTTAGCAGACTACTATGAGATAGGTGAGAAGTTTATCAGGTCAAAGGATGGCAATATAACGTACACATTCGCAGGTCTGAGACGTTCATTAGATAGTATCAAGTCACAGTCTCGCATCCTCATAGCTTGGGTAGATGAAGCAGAACAAGTAAGCGGCAGAGCATGGGATTTACTATTGCCTACAGTACGTGAAGAAGACAAGAGCATAGGTTTTTCATCAGAGGTGTGGGTCACATGGAATCCTGAGTCAAAGTACAGCGCAACACATGAAAGATTTAGACAAAGTTTTCCTTCAGATTGTAAGATAGTGCAAATGAACTACTACGACAACCCTTGGTTTCCTGATGTACTTGAAGCTCAAAGATTAGAAGACAAAGAGAAGAGACCTGACCAATACGAATGGATTTGGGAAGGCGGCTTCTTAGTCTTTACCGAAGGAAGTTACTACGCTAGTGAATTACGCAGAGCCAAGGATGAAGACAGATTAACTAAGGTCAGATACGACAGGTCAAAAGGTGTAATCACAAGTTGGGATTTAGGTGTGGGCGATTCAACAGCAATCGTATTCTCACAATTCATAGGAGCTGAGGTTCACATCATCGACTACTATGAAGCATCAGGTGCAGGTCTAGAGCATTACGTTAAGGTGTTGCAGTCTAAGCCTTATGTCTATGACCAACACATATTCCCACATGATGTCAGAGTCAGAGAACTAGGTTCAGGTAAGAGTAGGATTGAGATGCTAGAAGACCTTGGAATACATAACATTGAGATAGCTCCACAGTTACTGATTGATGATGGCATACAACAGGTCAGAACTCTACTTGATAAGTGCTACTTCGATGAAGAGAAAACTGAGAAACTTTGGGATGCTCTAAATAATTACTCACGTGATTGGGATGAAAATGGTAAAACATGGAGAATGCGGCCCAAACACGATTGGTCAAGTCATGCGGCAGACTCGATGAGGTATCTTGCTGTAGGCTATCAACCATGGATTGAGAACTGGGATAAGCCAATAAGACGTAACTTGCAAGGAGTTGTATGAGATTACATGTAGGACTACTCGATGATGTAGAAAAAAAAGACCCTGTTAAATTAAACAGTCTACTTGGTAATGCTTGGGGAGGTGTCTCTGAGTTTTTTACTGGTCTATTGGATGTTGACCCTGAGCTTCAAGCTAGGAGAGATGCAGATGCTAAAGAACTCTATGACCTAAGAGCAGAGAGTCCATTCTTTCAATTCTTTGGTTGGGGAGATGGCAATGATGAACGCTCTGATACCGATTGGATAGCGAACTTTCCGAAAAATGTAGGTTCTATGTACAGAGATACAGCAACGATGGCAACTAATCCTGCACCAACTACTGAAGCTTTATCTAGTTTAGCGGCAGGTGGCGCACTTAACTTAACACCATTAGGTGACATGCTTGGAGAGAATGTTGGAGTAGAGCAACGTGCTATGGCTAATGAATTTGGTGAGATGGTTTCAACAACGTTTGGCTCATGGGAAGAATTTGAGAAAGCGGTTATTCGAAATCCTGCGGATGCTTTATCAATATTAGTTGGTGGTGGTGTAGCATTAAACTCTACAAGAAAAGTAGCAGGCCCATTGCTATCTAAAGGAGTAGAAAACCTCGAGCTACAAACCTCTAGAATGATGGATAAGGTGATAGACTTTGGACAGACAGTTGATGATATGTACAGACAAAACATGGGCATGACGAGATTGATTGGTTATCAAGGCAATAGCGTAGGTGCAATCTTCAGAGAATTAGACATGAACAAAGCAGGCTCTAACATGGGAACTCATGTAGAAGGTCATGGCCAGTACATTAGTGGGCAAAGGAGTACAGGTAGATTCTTTGCTAAGATGGATGCTGATATGCTCGAAAATTTTGAAAGAATTATGAAACTAGAGACAGACCCATTCATAAGAGAGATATACGACAGGGCCGCAAGTGGATATATGCCTGCAACTATTCGTGACGATATGATGGCCACATTAAAAGACCCTGTTAAGATGGATAAATTAAACAAAACATTAAATGATATAGAGTTTGAATATGACAATGCTTCAAGCCAATTGTATGAGATAGAATTAGATGCTAAAGCTGTGTCTACTTTTATTAATCGTGAAGGAACAAAAAAACAACAAACAAAGGCTGTACAAGCTGAGTATAAGAGACTAGGTCTTGGTAATGATGCAACAGGTTCACAACTATACTCAACTATCAGGAATCAAATGATAGACGAGCTTAAAACGCGACCCGGCATATCTATTTTAGAAATGACAAGAGAAGCTGAGAAGCTTGCATCAGAGTATTTGAGCGCGCAAGGTATTAAAGGTATGCATTTTCAAGATAGAGTAGCCACGAAGGGTATCAATATGACACCTGATGAAATTAAGAATGCAGGGTCTGACCTCAGAAACTATTTGATTTACGATACTAGCATTAGTAAAGTTTTAAAACGTCAAGACATTGATATAGATGTAAACACACCGGCGAAAGAGGGAACATTATTGCCTATAATAACTGACCCATTAGACCCTAGGTTCTCGTCAAGAGTGACTGAAAAAAGAGCTTTAGAAGAAGGTACATTTGATGAAGGTGGCACAATCCTTGTAGGTGATAATAGAATTATTGTTCCTAACATTGACCTCCGACAGCTCGAAGGATACCCATTCATTGCTAGTTATGCTGACTTATCACGTGCAGGAGGTTACTTAACGCATGTTAATGGCACAAAGTTTCCTAACCCAGTCAAGCAAGCAGGTGGCCAAGATTTCATGTTTATTCCGGAGAATATTGACAGAAACATATTATGGGCATCAAAAGATACTGCTATAACAGGACTGATTAGACAAGCGGCAGAGATGAAACACATTACTGGTAAAGACCCACTATATTTACCTTTCAGAATGTCACCAACTGGCCTAGACTTTAGTCATCAAACTGTAGATACAATTTTACAGTCTGCAATAGCAGGATTAACTAGAAAACAAAAAGACTTATTAGATAAAAAAATTAGGACTGAATCTGTTGATTCAGAAACCGGCAAGGCAGTAAATACCAAGTGGCAAGGTATAGATTCAGAGAACCCATTAAAAGGAACGACAGGTGCTGAAAGAAAAGAAATATCAAGAATTATTGATGTTAACTTTAGAGCTAATTCAGGTATCTACACCAAAGGTCAAGACAATGGTGTTATATCATGGACAAAAGCTAGAGTTGCAAACACAGACCGCAACCAATTAAACAAACAAGAAGGCACGATATACAATATTGGTCAAACTAGAATTAATGAAGGTATTTTGCTTGGCAAGGATAAGAGTGGTCATTTAAGCTACGATACAGCCATGCCGGGAGTGGGATTAGGTAGAACAGCTCATGATATTCATATAACTGATTTACTGGATATGACAGCCACCGGTGGTCAACGAGCAGGACAGAAAATTACAAGAGAAGGGTTACTACCAAACGAGACTAGACAAATTAATACATCAGACATTAAAGGGATAATAACCCATGGATTGTTGATGGACATGGAAAAGCGTGGCATATTCGATTAATATGATATATACTATTGTTAAATTAGACAGGAGCAGGTAATGGCAGATTTTGGTGCAGAAAAAGTAAAGTTGATGATTGCAGAGCTTTTAGGACAAATTCCAAGTGGTGCGTCTTTCGGTCACACAGGAGGAAAAGTGGCTGAGGGAGTAATGAGCCTATTAGATACTAATCGAAATAAAGAAGTAGAGAAAGGGAGATTGAGGTCTCTGATGCAGACTGACCCTGCTGATACCAATGATTTCTTAGAAACGGATTTTTCAAAGAAATTAGCGATGAGTGATTTGGATAAGTACCAAACGGATGCTTCAAAGTTATTATTGCATAAAGCTGTAGCCGCAGGCTTAACACCGGGAACACCTGCTTTCACAGATTTTATGATGAACAATTCTAGCGAATCGTATGACTCAGGAATTAATAGAGGTATTTCAACACCGGCTGAAAGAGAATTTTTGATGAAACTGTTTAGTGGTGGAGGAGCGCATAATCCATATAAATCACCTTTTACGGAAAAAGTTAACATGATGGAAAACTTAGGCTTTAGTAGTGGAGATAATTCAACCTATGTTAGACACTTAGATGGATTCATGCCGGCAGAGAGAGAAAGTATGAGTGATGTTATGGGCCGATTGTCTAGGCATGAGCAAGAAAGAGTTAAATACTTATTGCAGAATATGACACCTGAACAACAGGAAACATTCCTTAATGGGATGATGAACGGAGAAATTAATGCCGGTGGTTATGGTGTACAAGATGAAAACTGGATATTTTAATAGAGGATAGTTATGGCTTTAAATACTTACACAGCACTAAAAGCAAGTATAGCTGACTTCTTAAACAGAGATGATTTAACTTCAGTCATACCTGATTTTATAGCGTTGGCTGAAGCACAGATAAATAGAGATATACGTCATTGGAAGATGGAAGCTCGTTCAAGTGGACAGCAATCATCAGGTGACGAATACATGCAAATACCTGCTGATTGGGTAGAAACAATCAGATTACATCTTACAGGCACAGGCACTTCAGTTGTAAACCTTGTCTCAAGAGATGCTATGGCTGACAAACGTCAAGCTGATGAGGATGCTTCAGGCACTCCTCGTATGTACACACACGCAGATGGACAATTTCAATTGTACCCAACTCCGAGTACCGACACAGATTTTGAGTTGCTTTACTATCAGAAAGTACCATCCCTTAGTAGTAACTCAGATAATTGGCTTTTGCTAGAAGCACCTGATGTATACCTCTATGGAGCGTTATTACACTCAGCACCTTACTTAGCAGAAGACCAAAGGGTAGCAGTTTGGGCGCAGATGTATAGCGCATCAGTTGCTAGATTAAACGAAGCCTCAGACAATGCACGTTATAGTGGGTCAGGCTTAACAATGAAAGTGAGGGGATTAGTATGAGTTTTACAAACTTTTTAGAAACAGAAATATTAGACCATGTATTTGCAGGAGCGGCCTACACAGCACCCGGCACAAAATACTTAGCGTTGTTTACAGCAATCGCTGATGGCGAAGCAGGTTCAGTAACTGAGTTATCAGGCAATGCATATGCTAGACAATCAGTTGCATTTACAACTTCAGGTAACACAACTTCAAACAATGCGGCAGTAGAATTTCCTACAGCTACAGGTTCTTGGGGTACAGTTACTCATGTTGGTGTATACGATGCATCTACATCAGGCAACTTAATGGCTTATGCGACTTTATCAGCATCTAAAGCTATTGCTACTGGTGACGTATTTCGTGTGCCATCAGGTGACTTAGACATTACACTTAACTGATTAAGTAAATGGCTTTTGAGTATAGTGAATCGTATTTCGGTTTACGAAGCTATGGCTCTAGTGCAGGTGAAGTTAAGGATGCTTCAGCAACAGTAACAGCAACCTGTACGATTCCCAATGTACCTTGGGCAATTGCTGTTGGTTCAGGACAGATAACTGGAACAGTAGCATCTTCATCATCTTGTAGTGGTGAAGTTGTAATCATAGAAGAAACAGATGTTTTCTCCTATGGTTCAGGCTTGTATGGACAAAACGAATATACTCAAGGCGATTTACAAACTGTAGCAACAGCTACTTCATCAGCAACTGTTGTAGGTCTTAGAATACAAAGTGGTTCAGCTACAGTCACAGTAGCTTCATCTATATCAGCAAGTGGAAGGAGAGTGCCTGAAGGTTCTGCCTTAATTAATGGTTCTTCTACAACGACAGTTACATCGACAGGTAATGGTTCAAGAGTTAGAGAGAGTAGTACAACATCATCAACTGCTACAACTATTACTGCATCAGCATTTATAACTGCAAAAGGTGCGGCAACAGCATCAGCAGTAGCTTCTCTAACTGCATCAGGTGTATTTATGGTGAATGGAGCGGCTAGTACAACTGCTACAGTAACAAGTGC